GAAATCGTAAGGTTGTAAGATATTTTGCTGACCGATACGATGCTATTGATTTTAAAGAACTAGTGGAAGCTCACTATCCACTCAAAGTAACATATGAAAAAGGAGTTTATCCCGTGAGAACATTTATCGTTAATGGCTGGGGTGCTATTATGGATCATAAGCAAAATCCATTGAGACACATTCCAGATCTTCAAACAAGGCATCTCGTCATGCAAATATTAGCTTGGATGTGGTGTATTATCTTTTCAATGAGTATTGGTAGTATTACTGTGTTTGCAGTAAGTGCAGTAGCACACATCTTGTTTATTGCTGGAATCGTAGTTACTGTTGGTACATTTACTGCAGCAACGCACAGACCAGAATATTTTGGTGGTCTTGGTCGTGGTAACGGCGGTGAACATGAATAAAATCAAGAAGTTTTTTAAGAGTCATGACTTGATTGAGCTGGTATTGATTTACTTGCCAGTCAACGTCATGTTCTTTTTCTTTTTATATCATATTATCAAAAAACTTGTTTACTTTACCTGAAAAGTATGGTATAATAACTTATATAATCGAAACTATTAGGAGTCTTATATGATGAATGAAGAAGTAATCCAAGGTCTTGTTAACGATGCAATGATCACTGGTGGATTTTTAGGAATGGCATTTACAATTGCTGTCGGTGTTTTTGTGACTTTGGTAAATTCTTCTCGGCAAGATCGAGCAGATCGAATGTTCAAGTTAGAAGATGAAATACTCAAACTAAAAAGTTCGGTCAGCGTTCTCCAAGTTGAGAAAGGAATACGAGAATGAAAAAATTAGCAATTGCGTTAGCAATGTTACCATCAGCGGCATTCGCTGAAACATACACTCAAGATCATTACAAAAACGTGATCTTAAAAAAGCCATATAGCGTAGAAGTCTGTACACAAGGCAACAATAAATCTGAAGTTCAGAACTTTCTTGAAGGCGCCATTATAGGTGGAGCTATTGGTAATAACATCCCTGGTGAAAAGAATGGTGGAGCAGTTGGAGCATTTCTTGGTGGTGTATTGAATACTGAAAGGAATAAAAGTCCACAGTGTCGTACAGAAACTCGTTATGAAGAAGAGACTCAAAACATCTATTCACATTCAACAGTTACCTTTACACATGAAGGTCGCTCATACACATTGAGGTTCCAAAAATGAAAGCACATAAACCAGATGTCTTAGGAGAATGGGCTCGTGAAAACGGATTCGAGAATATTGCTCGATTCTTTCATCCTCAAGAAGTAGAGAAGCGGCGACAACAGGGCATCAGACGATCGAACGAGAACCGGCGAACGCATGATGAAAAGTACACCAAACAAAAGCGCCGGTAAGGCGCTTTTTTATTATAAATAGGTTAAATAACTGCGGAGTTTTTGATGCTAAGATTCAAAACCTATTTAGAGGAGAAGGCCATGAACTTTGTTGCCATGCCAGCCGCGCAATGGGCAAAGGTTAATTCTCAAACCAAAGAACCTCGAATCGATATTCTTAGACGCATCATGAAAAATGGCGAATCAATTCCTACAATTGATGGAATTGAAATTAAGATTAAGAATAACACCGAGAATAAACAAGCTATTGATCGTCTAGAAAAAGAAAATAAAGGCCAAACTCTTCAAACTGATAAAGGTGAAGTTAGTACTGGTAAGATTGGTAAATCTGCAGTCTTTGGTGGAGCTCAAAGTGGAGCAGGTGGTGGTACTAAACAAACAGCTGATGCTGAGAGTCTTCAATGTGTTTATTGTGAAATCTTAGTAAACAATCCACGTGCACCATTTGAATCTATCCAGCCGTCAGATATAAGAAAAGCATTAACTAAAACAGAAATTTCTGGAACTTCATTTGAAGATATGATGGCCCTTGACGGTTCATGGCACTGGTCAGCATATTGGACTGCGCAAGAATTAATTAAAAAAGGTTATATCAAAAACAATATGACATTCCATCGTGGCGATAAAGTCATGAAAGCTATTTACGACGCAAAAAATAAAGCTCTTAAAAATTCTGGTATGCCAAAGCTTAACGATGATAAGTGGAACCCAGGTGATATTTGGGCAGTAGCTAATCCAGCTATTGTAAGCAGATTGCCAACCGGATCTATCCAAGAATTGAATGGAGAGCTTGTAAAGTTATATAAAGAAAAAAAGCTTGTAGGTATTTCTCTTAAAAAAGTACTTGATAAAAGCAAAATCAAATGTACAATTGAGAATGAAGTACCAAACGCTGATGTTCATAAGTTTGTTGGTGGTAAGATGATGGCTACTTTTGCACGTAAAGCATCTGAGTTTTGGAGAAGTAAATCGGGCGATATTACGTTTGATGATGGTAAAGCAGATATCCGTACTTCTGCTGCTTTTGCAACTATCAACTTTGAAATCATATTAAAAACAGCTCGTGGTGGTAGAGCTAGCTGGGCTCAAATCAACCAAGCTTTGAAAAAGAGAATTGGTAAGAATGTTCCTGACAATAAACAACTTACAAGAATTGCAAAAGACTTAAATTCAAATGGTGAAAAGTCTCGTTACGCAAAAGTATTCTATAATATGGTAAAGAAAGTTCATCCATCAGTATCTGAAAAAGAATTCTACGCAGGGCTTACTGCAAAGCGTGCCGATGAAGTCCATAGTAAGATTGGTACTGCATACGTATTAAGTGCTCTATATGACAATAAAGCAAATGGTAAAGCTGACTTAGTAATTACAGATCTTGTCAACTATGCTGGATCGAAGTTGGATATTTCATCCATCTATGCAAAGGTCTATCAATAATGGAAAACTTTAAGAATTATATAACTGAAAATAAAAATACTCATATGACTCACATCGAAGACAAAGTTGTCTATGGTGGAGTTGACGGAGCACGACAAGCAATCAATGCTCTTCGTTCTTTACGCGACATGCTAGGAGGTGTGAAAGGTGGAACTGTTTCTGTTAAGTGGGATGGTGCACCTGCTGTCTTTGCTGGTACTGATCCTCGTGATGGTAAATTTTTCGTTGCAAAGAAAGGTATTTTTAACAAATCTCCCAAAGTCTACAAGACACCGGCAGATGTTGATGACGATACTTCTGGCGATCTGGCTGATAAGCTTAAGCTCGCACTTAAATACTTACCAGAACTTGGTATAAAAGGAGTTATTCAAGGTGATTTTCTCTATGGCCCGGGTGATATTAAGAAAGCTCGAATCAAAGGACAGCAGTATATTACGTTTCACCCCAATACAATTGTTTATGCAGTACCGGCTGGCACGGAAATGGCCAAGCAAGTATCGACAGCAAAGATTGGAATCGTATGGCATACGAGCTACTCAGGAAACTCGTTCGAAACGATGAAGGCATCTTTTAACTTTGATGCGAGTAAACTGAGAAATTCTAGGAATGTTTGGTCACAAGATGCAAATCTACGTGACTTGACAAACATGACTATGTCAAAGAAAGAAACTGACGAAGTGAATAAGCTATTGTCAAATGCTGGTAGAACTTTTAATAAGATTGCTGGTGGAGCTCTTCGTCAATTAGAAGCAAATACAGAATTAACAAAACTCATTGAAACACATGCCAACTCTTTTGTTCGGGCTGGACAATTACCGCCTGATCCACGTAAGAGAGTTACTAACTTGATCTATTGGATCGAGAACCGGTTTAAGAAAGAGATAGATAAAAGAGGAACACCACAAGGTAAAGCAACTCAACAGAAAAAGCTTGATGACATCCTCACATTCTTTTCAAAAGAAAATAAAACAAACCTAGAAATGATTTTTGAATTGCAACAAAATATCGTTCTAGCGAAATTAAAACTTATAAATAGTTTAAATAAACTTGGAAACGTTGGTACGTTTCTAAAAACAAACAGAGGATATCGTGTAACAGGACAAGAAGGTTACGTTGCAATCGATAAACTTGGTGGTGATGCAGTGAAAATTGTTGACCGTATGGAATTCTCATATGCCAACTTTTCACCCAATATATTAAAAGGATGGGATACACCAGGGAGAAATTAATGGCAAACTTTGTGTCATTCAAAGATATGTTAGCTACGCCAGATGCATATGCTGGCTATGACGATCAGCTAAAATACCGAAAGCAGAAGAATAAGCGGATGGGTTACGAAGAAGCGGAACCTACCGAAGAAGAACTGTCAATTTCTGGTAGACGCAAACTCGCTCGAGTAATGAAGCGTCGTAAGTCTCAACTTAAAAGATCTCGTGAACGCGCTAAAAAGCGTATGGCTACTAAAGATGTACTCAAGAAGCGTGCACGCCGTCAATCTCGTGGAGCTGCTGCAAAGATTCTTACTAAAGGTAAGGCCAAGTCAGATCTCTCAGTAGCAATGAAGAAGAGTATTGAAAAACGCTTGTCACAAGGTGGATGGCAGCAACGTATCAATGTGCTTCAAAAGAGATTGATGCCTAAGGTGAGAAAACAGGAAGTTGGCAGAAAAAGATGATTTCGAGCTTTAAAAGCTATTTAGTTGAAGAAGAAAAGCTGGTTTATTTTACATTTGGTAGAATGAATCCGCCTACGATTGGCCATGAGAAACTTTTGAATAAGCTTGCAGCAAATGCTCGTAGTTCATTTCCATATCGTGTTTACTTATCTCAATCACAAGACAAATCAAAGAATCCATTAGATTATAAATCAAAAGTCAAGTATGCTCGGAAGATGTTTCCTAAGCATGCTCGTTCTATCATGATGGATAGAAAAGTAAAGACACCTTTTGATGCTATGACAAAACTATATGACGAAGGCTTCCGTAAGGTTGTCATGGTTGTTGGTTCAGACCGAGTCAATGAATTTGAACTTCGTCTTAAAAAGTATAATGGTAAAAAAGGTAGTCACGGATTCTATAATTTCAAAGACATCTATGTTATTTCAGCTGGTGATAGAGATCCAGATGCTGAAGGTGCAACTGGCATGTCCGCCTCAAAGATGCGTAAAGCTGCAGGTGACGATGATTTCTCAATGTTTTCTCAAGGTCTTCCAAAAGCTATTTCAAATGCTGATGCTAAGAGTATTTACAACGGCGTTCGTAAAGGAATGGGACTTAAAGAACAAAAAGAATTTAAGAATCATGTACAACTGAAGCCGGTATCTGACCTTCGCGAAAGTTATGTACAAAAAGGCCTATATAAAGTTGGTGAGCAAGTTGTAATTAAAGAAAAAGGTATTGTTGGAAAAATTAATGTCCTTGGTTCGAACTATTTGATTGTTGAATCAAAGGGTGATACATGGCGTGTATGGCTTGATGCTGTTGAAAAAATGGATGAAGCCAAGCAAGATCCAGATATTAAAGATCGGCCCGGTGCTCAACCAGCTGGTTATCATACTGGCCTGAAGAAATCAACAAAGGTTGCTCGTGATCGACACTTTAAGAAATATGGCAAGAAGCCTGATGATCAAGATTCAGCTTACAAGCCAGCACCTGGTGATAAAGGTGCTAAAACTAAAACATCAAAACATACTAAAAAATTTAGACAAATGTTTGGAGACGACTAATGGCTGACGACGGTGTTCTTAATAAAGCACAGCAAAAGATTCGTAATCAACGAATCAAAGCTGCAGCGGTGAAAGTACGTAAAGATCGTGAGCGTATGGCCAAAAAAGATGCTAAAGAAAAACAAGCAAAAAATGATAGGAACAAGGGAATGAGATTCAAAGAGCATACAGAAATGATGGAAGATGCTACAGCTGGTTTGAAAAAGAAAGCTGAAAAATCTGGTATGCCATTAGGTGTTCTTCGGCAAGTATATAATCGCGGTGTTGCCGCATGGAAGACTGGTCATAGACCGGGGACAACTCCACAACAATGGGGTTTTGCTCGAGTCAATTCATTCGTAACTAAATCCTCAGGCACTTGGGGAAAAGCAGACAAAGATTTAGCAGCAAAGGTAAGAGGATAATGAAAACTTTCGATCAAATCAGAGAAGATAAAGGTTTCATACCTCATATGATGTATGATCCCAAGACTGGTAAAGGCTACAAGGCTGACAAACCAGAAGATCATGAGCGCATGAAAAAAATGGGATATACTCATGACAAGCCAAAAACAGAAGATAAGCCGGAGCGGAAATCAACTCGTGAATCAGTTGTATGGGAAGCTATTGACCCAAAGATGCAAAAAGTAAAACAGCTCGCTCGTCTTGGTCTAGTCAATAAGATGGATATTACACGCCTTATTCGTGCAATGAAATCCATTGAGACTGGTGAAAGAGTGGCAGAAAAAGATAGAAAAGTTATCTTCAGTGCGTTTGGAGATCTTGTTGACATCATCACTGGTGATACAACTATCTTCACAAAGACTCGAAAAGCTGTCCAAAAAGAAGAAGTTGAACTTGATGAAGGTAAGTTCAAAGACATGGTTATCCGAAAGCAGGACAAAGCAATGGGTGCTAAGCCTGTACCTCGGCCGAAAAAAGAAGCGAGAGTCATAGATCCAAAGGCTATGTCAGCATACCAAAAATATGCTAAAGCCAAAAGAGTAGATGATGATTCTATTCGCATGGCTTGTGATAACCCCGATCATCCTGAAACAAAGCGTATGATGAAAAATAAATCTTTTGCTACTGCGCTTAAAATGTATAAGGCAGCAACTGCGTAATGGAAAAATGTCACAAATGCGATCATAAATGTCATTGCGGAGAAGAATGCAAAGAGTGCGCGAATGATGTTTGTTATCGCTGTGATTGCGATAATAGTTACCACTTCATAGGTGAAAAACAATGAAAAGATTCAAAGAATTCGTAGAAGGTTCGGAGACTTGGGAAAAAGGCTTTAAGCGCCGTGTAGTAAAAACTACAAAACCTGAGCACAAAGAAAAAGGTTATAAGTGGAGGATCAAAGGTAAAGATCGTCCTAACATTTCTATTAAGCTTTATAAGTCTAAGCCGAATCAAGCTGAATTTAATAAGCAGATGAAAAGGGTTGCTGGGCAT